AGACGCTGATAAATACGACTTCCAATTAAATTTAAGTGGTAGAGGACAACAAGCAGTTTTATCTAAAAATACAGATAGATTTACTGATGTTATAACTTCTAACATTTATTGGAGAAGAAAGATAACTTCAGCACTACATAGGTTTGCGGAAACCGGAAAACCAACAGACTTTATTATGTTGGAACCAGGTAAGGTGTCGAGTGTAAAACAATTACATAAGGCACGAAAAAATACATTAGATTGTATTGCAAACCACATAACAAATTTAGAAAAACTATCAAAACAAACTGACAAATCTCTAACAGACTTTAGAAAGTTTTTTAGAATTTTAGGTTTTGTTCCACAGAATAATAGTAAAAAAAATCCAGAAGACATTAAGAAATTAGTTTCAGTAAGTGATGTTGATGTGTTTTATGCATTCGAGTATTCTGAATTTGTTTTGTAGAAAATAAAAAAGGGGAATATTTCTATTCCCCTTTTTAATCCACCTTTATTTGTTGAGTAATCCGAGTATCACGATTAGTGATATAAATCCAGCAAACCCTGCGTTTCCGATAGTGTTTACTAAACTTACTAAATTACCAACAATGTCTATTCCAAGGAATCCACCTACAAATACTAATTGTACGAGAACCCCTAATCCGACTATGTGAAGTAGTAAGTCTTTAATTCCACCT